ATAACCATAGTTCCCCAAGATTCTATTCCCAGCGGGTAGGGTTATTGGGGATTTAAACGCTCCACCGAACTCAGGAATCAACTGACCGTTGTTTTCGATTACGGTATACTGTGGGAACTTACTTGTATTAAACACCAAATGTCTTCTTAAGAGGTTGTCTAAGAACTGTGCTTGGTCACGAGCGTTATTCTTCATGTAAGTGAACATTTTACTGTCAATCGGATTTGACTGCTCACTTCTGTATTGTTGTAATCCTACATTGACGAACTTAACCCAAAAGTTGTCCAAAGCGTAGTAATAGGAATACGCAATCAACATCGGTTGAATGAAGTTATTCAACAACTCCTTGTAATGGATTTTTGAAGGGTCATCAATATCACCCGTTTGTACGAGTCCAAGAATATATTCAAACAGGTGTGTGCCAAGTGACTCTTGCAGGAAAATATTTTGAGCCATCTGAATACAAAAACGCAGTTCTGAACTGTCCACGTTTTCGTTAATACTCGTATTTTCTTTGAGCTTTTGTTCACTAATTAACAGGACGTTGTATATCATAATATGAATTGGTTTTGTTCTATTTCTAACTTAATAGGTTGACTCGGGTTGAGTAGGTTGATGACAGGAGAAAGTTCCTTTGACATAAATGACTGAAGAGGAAATATTGTCGTTTTCATAAACAGTTGATGAGCTGTCTTGAGTTGTTCCGCTTGTGATGCAAAGCCCGACGGACTCGGGAGGCCACAAATCGATGGGTCAGGAATTTGATGTCCTGATAAAATGTTTTCTCTTACCAATCCAAAAATCTCTGAGAACATTCCACCTTGTAATGTAGGGTTGATTGTGGTCACTTCAGGACGAACTCCATCGGAACCGTATGACACGATTACACGGCCTGCATTGGTGGGTCCTGAGTAGCGTTCCTGTAGTCTTCTTAGGATTTCTTCTTGTTCGTTTTGTGAGTCAACTTCTTGAGGAAAATTTATCCACAAACTTGGCTGTGCTCCGTTCATAATGCTTGAAAGATTATACTCAGAAATAGCTCTCGAAAGACGAATATCTAATATCGATGATAGGTAACTTGGCACGCCATAAAAAATATAGCCAGGTGAGTAATTTTTAATATGAATGACCTGTCTATCGGTGTAATTTTGGGGGTCGAATTCACAAAATTCTATGAGCCCGCTTTTACGCCATTGAAGCCAGTCATGACACCAAAGCCATTTGTTGGAATACATTTCACCGTTCTCAGGTGTCTTTGCTCTCATATACTTTGACGGAATCACATGGATTGAATGTAAACCTTCACGTCTGTCTTTTTTCCACACGACCTCAAGGAATAAATTTCCACCCACGACATACTCCCAAAACATCTGTTTTGCTACATCATTTAATGACTCCTTTGAGTTAATTTGTAATTGGTCACCGTTGACCCAACCATTACCTACCGCGTTATCAACCTTGGTTCTAATAGCACTTGAATGGATTGGTGAAAAATCTGAATAGTCATACCATCTTTCAATCTCCATATTGTCCATACCCCAAGATACAAATGGGGATGAACGATTTATTTTTTCAACAAATCGTAGTGAAAAATCTTGTGCTCCAAAATTGAATGAATCTAATCTCATATTGTTTAATTATTATTATCGTTGTATATGATAAATACCCCGTCGGTTCCACCAGTATAAGTCGTTGGAATATTTTGGTTTATACCTACCACATGTAGGAGGGTTTCTTGTACCACATCGTGAGCTAACATTGGGTCGAGGTTTGAGGTCGACATCTGTTCGTAAATTTTTAGATAATACTCGCCTGGTATCAAAGTCCCAACATTGGTTTCACCACAAGAGGTAGCACCCGTTAGAACGTTAGGTGATGATGGTGCTATGTCAATACAAAATAGGTCGTAGCCAGGGCTGTATGGTACCGATGGGGGAACTCTAAATGGAATGAACCGAAATCTCTGTCCTGAAAGTTTGTGTTGCATTGCCCAAAGGTATTGGACATTACCCGTAAGTGTTTTATTACGGGAACAAACTGCTGCTGCTTGGTTATTTTGACCTTGGTTTAAATATATCATCAGTGTTCGTATTCAATTAAATCACCATTCTCTGCTTCCATAACATCACCTGTCTCATAAAGAATAAAGAAATTAACAGGACTTGGTGTTGGGGTTGGAGTTGTTGTAGGAGTTGTTGTAACAGAAGGACTCGGTGGTATAGGAGATGAAGTTGGAGTAGGAGTTAAAGTTGAGGTAACAGAAGGACTCGGTGGTATAGGTGATGAAGTTGGTGTAGGGGTTGTTGTAGGAGTTGTTGTAACAGACGGACTTGGTGGTATAGGAGATGAAGTAGGAGTAGGGGTTGGAGTTCTTGTTACAGATGGACTTGGTGGTATTGGTGATAAAGTTGGAGTTGGGGTTGGAGTTCTTGTTTGAGTAGGTGAAGGTATTGGTGTTGATGATGGGTCAGGAACAAACCTAACCACAATATCATTAATTGCTCGGTTCTCACCAAGATAATCTGAAAAAGATTTATTTAGAAAAACTCTACCCATAACAAATGTTTTTTTTATTTATTATGTGAATTTTTATACTGTGTAATTAGCAAATTGGGTAACAAAAACATCACTTGATATAACATCCAAATACCAAAAGTCATCACTATTATGTGTTAGAGCGTCTCTACCTCCTCCGTTGTAATAAATGTTAGCACCACCACCACCTTCTAAAGTCGCGGTTATTGAGGTTATATTAAAAGCACCTGTATTCTCAAATAATATTCTATATCTACCACCACCTCTGATGTTGGTTAGTGCCACAGTTGAGTTAGCAACCAATACAACTTTTTGAGTTGATGTGACATTAAAATTAACATTGAAGGTATTAGAAACATTGGGGGTTGTAAACCAACTATCGGTAACATTACCATTAGTATCAAGTCCTTCAACCATGGTAGAACCACTAAACTTGGAGTTCAATCCTTGTCCTAATACAACCGCTCTTGGTAAATCAGATATTGCACCCTCACCAATAGCAATTCCGTTGTCTGAAGTTACAGAACTATTTTTACCGATTGCAATACCTTCAGTTCCTGAACTTGAAACCCCTGCGTTGTCACCAATTGCGATAGATGAATTGGCTCTTTCATCAGCACTATCACCAATAGCAATCCCTTTACTTCCTTCGGAATATGCATCGTTTCCAATCGCAATTCCTCCATTACCTGCTTGAGATGCTGAATAACCAACAGATAGTCCATAAGCACCAACTGCTTGTGCGTCAGCACCAATCGCTGTAGAGTATTGAGCGACACGAGTATTAGCACCTATAGCGGTTCCATACACCCTTATAGAGTCAAACACTTCTGCTCTGTTTCCGATAGCGGTTGAGTAGTCAGCGTTTGCTTCACTGTCTTGACCGATAGCGACAGAACCAATACCTGTTGATGTAGCGGGGATTGATGTTAGAAAAGATGCTGATTTTAAACTATCAACACCAGTTCCTCGGGTAAGACCCAACACATTTTTTACTTGAACTTTATTTGTTGTAGTTTCACCTGAATTATTTTTAACAAAATAATCATTAATGGTTGTCGCTGTGGTTATTGGTAAAGCGGATATTTTAACGTTTGCCATAGATAATATTATTTAATTGTGTTTAACAAAAATCCAGCTTGTGTACTCACAAATGATGTTGGTGGATAATTTGTAGATATAAAACTTGATGGTAAACTTGAACCACTCAAAATGTAATTTGATACAGCTGTAGTTGCGTTTGATTGAAGCCAAGTTGGTGCTGCGTTATCTAATGAGTTTCTAATAAAACCAAGATTAGGTGTTAAAACCGTAACGAAATTAGTTGATAAGTAAGCTTGAGCTGTAAATCTACCTGTGAAACTTCCGTCAGGTGTATAATAAACATGTGCAAAAGCGTATAAGCCAGGACCAGTTCCACTAAAACTTAAAGGTGAATCTAAAATATGTTCTCTAAATCCAGCACCTAAAGTAATACCTGTAAATGTATATGTTGGACTCACTTTTTCTGTCGCAACATAACCATAAGTAGGTAAATATCCTAACTTATAAAATGCGTATCTTAATTCCTCATTAGCGTCAGCTTGTGTCCACATATTAAAGGTCACAGCTGAATAACTTTCAATCCCCCTATCATAGAACCATTCTATAGTTGTGTTATTGGGTTGTGAACCTGTGACGGACACTTGACTTGCACCAACACCAGTTCCATAGTAATCGTTTGGTTCTAATTCATAGTGTGAAATACCATAGGGAGGTTGAAAAAAGTTTTCACCTATTCTTATTCCTGTATCATTACCCTCACCATCAGTAATTGATTGATGACCTGCGGTAATTCCTGTTGTTGAATCAGTGAGTTTTAATAACCCCTGATAACTTTGATTGATTTGTTGTCCTGTTAATGAACTCATGTCTTTTTCTTATAAATAGTTTTAATTTGTTCCCCCTGAAAAGAATTGAGAGAAGTAGTTGGGGGTATCTCCTGTTATCGGTTGATATGGACCTAACCAATCCACAAGTGGTAATGTTTTAACCCAATCCAATTCAGGAAACTCTGATGATTCCATTTCTTGAGTTGAGATTACCCACTCACCGTCTGTCATTTGGATAGGGTAGAAATACCAATCAGGAGCAACCATTTCTCCTATAAGGGTATCTTTTTGTAATATTGTTAATAATCCTACTTTCATAATTAAACTTGTCTACCTAATGTTGTTTGGAAGTTCTGAATCGTTGTGTATAGATTTGATACTTCACTATCTGTTAATGTTGTTCCAATCGTCACGAATGCGTATTGTCTTGTGGTTGGAGATTCTACTAATCCACCTCCATTAATCCAATTTCTTGCTGCTAAGAATAAATCACCATTTGGTCGTGCTGTTGAGGTAACAGATGAGTTTCCAAGAGATGTTGAGTTTCTGTAATATTCAGTATCAGTTGATGACCTCCTTGTTATGGTAAATAATCCTTGAGAATCACTATTGGAGAATGTTCCTTGAGTTTGTGCGTTTACAACACCATTTGTAACATCATCAGTTCTTCTTGAGTTAAATTGTGTTCTTTGGTTTGGATTGTCATAAACACCCATATCAAATTCTGCGGTTCCCTGTTGTTGGTTTGTCCTTGAATAGAACGACATATGAAAATCATCCAATCCACCAATACTACTTGGGTTTGAGTTCAAATCTCCATAACCTGTTGAACCATTAGATACAACACCATTGGTGGAGAATGTAAGACCACCATTCCAAGTAATATTACGGGTGCCAGGAGTCTTTCCATTGACCGCTTGACCTCCACTACTATTTCCACCTAAAAGTGGATAGAATGAGTATAATTTAGACCACAGACCATAATTGAATAGGTCATAGAATAATTGGTATGTTGCTCCTGATGAGGTTGAATCTAAAGTTCCCCCACCTGCAATTACCGCAGACATATAAGTCTGTGCTTCACTGACTCCTTGTGGAGTAGGAGTTGGGGTAGGAGTTGATGTTGTTGTTACCGATGGACTCGGTGGTATAGGTGATGAGGTTGGAGTTGGTGTTAAAGTTGGAGTGGTTGTAACTGAAGGACTCGGTGGTATAGGTGATGAGGTTGGAGTTGGTGTTAAAGTTGGAGTGGTTGTTAAAGTGGGGGTTGGACTTACAGATGGAACAGGTTGACATTCGTTCCAATCGTTTGAGTTAGATTCCCAATTTGATGTAATAGTATCCCAATCACAGTTAAATCCCTGACTTGGAGTAATTGTTGGGGTAATAGATGGGGTAATAGATGGGGTAGGAGTCGGTGATGATGGTGGGACAGGTGATGTATCAGGTTGTACTGACATCACACTTCTCCATACAGGGAGTTTTTTGGGTCTACTTGTAGAATCACTCGATGGTCTACTTGTATTGTTAACGTAGACCTTAAACGAGGGTGCTACGGGTCTATAACTTCTTCCGTTCCACTTCATATTTTACTGACTTCTTTTTGTTTTGGCTAAAAAGGGGAGTTTCACGTGAAACCCCCCTTAGGGTTTGTTTTATTATCCTACGGAAATACCTACAAGGATTGATGATAAATCGTTGTTTGGAACAATGATTTCTTGTGTTGAATTTGGTTCACCACCGACAATAGTCAAAGCTGAAACGCCATTTAAATCGTTATACAACTGACCTGTCTGCAGTGTGCCTGCGGTGACTAATCCGCCGTTTTGGAATGCGAAACTCCACCAGCGATTGTTGTTGTCAAGAATTATAGCGAATACATTCTGCTGACTAACCAAAGCTTGGAACAAATTACGTAACGTAGCGTTCATCTTTGGTAGATTTATGGTAAGGGTTGGTTCAAATGTTACGCTTTGAGACGTTGTGTTTACAGAAATTGCTTCACTGAATGAAGAACTCTGCTTAACAAGTTCAAATTGATAAAATGTACCAGACCCTGAGATAGAGGTAATTTGTTGATTACCATTCTCAGTCCAACCTGTAATTGTGTTACCCACGTCACCGAGGATATACATTTCTTTAATGCCCCCTGTAGATGCATTTCTGCAATCTAAGGTATAGCCTGAGGAGATATAGCAGCTCATTTTTAGTTCAAATTTTTAATTAAAAGTTTATTAGTTAGCAACTACAAATGATGCTGGGTCGAAACAGCCATACCCGTAAGACGTGTGTAGATTTAATTTTACCACATCTTGGAACGGGTCATACATCAATTTAGTGGTTTGAAGCTCGGAATTCATACCTACGAACATGTAACGTGCCGGCCCTCCGTAAATCTTAGACTGACCATTTAGCCCCTGTGTTGGAACTACGCGAACATTTGTTGCCGGTAACATTACACCCCAATCCATTCCCGATGCTGCGTCAGCGTCGTTGAAATCAAAAAGATTGATGAAACTGTTGTTCCTCATACTCGCGATAAACGCTCTGTAGTCAGAAAAAGATACGTAGATAACCAAGTCATCACGGTGTAATACGTTCTCAGGAATTGATTGGTACACTGTAGTTAGCACTTCTAAACCATTTGTTGGAGTGCAAGCTGTATAAGTAATATCTGTTGCTCCTGCACCACTTGTGATGGTAGCGATTACCCCGTTAAAACATTGTGAGTTATAGATGGTTCCACCTGTTGAGGTAGTGTTTCTCCAAAGCTGTAATTCAATTTGGTTAGCGGTGCGATTAGATACGTCTTCTAAGATAGCTTCAGCGAATGGGATTTCTTCTTGGAAATTACCATTTGAAAGATACTGACTTAAATACGTATTATAGAGGTCGTACGGGCAAAATTCCACATTTGCTTTCTTGTTGCAAAGGCTTACTTCAACAACATTCTGAATTGTGTCACCCGTCGGAGAAAATCCGCAAGAAAGGTCTTGCAGAATAACGTCAGTTTCTGTGAAACCAATTAATTCTGTTGTTCCGCGTAAATTTGGACGTACAGATGCGTATTTAGGAAGTGTAAGTCCTAAGAACGCCTTTATTAGCATTTCTGAGCCATATTGCTCATAATCAGGTAAGCCAGCTAAATCGTAATCAAATTTAAAAGATTTCGCTGTACCCTTTTCTACTTTTGAAATAGATGAATTTTTCATTTTTTTTATTGGGTTTTTTTTATTTGTTTTTTATAGAATATTTTCTTTTAAGAAACGAACTTTCGCGTCTAAAAGATTTTCTTTTCCGAAGGTTTTTTTAACAATTGGTTCCTTGAAATTAGGTTGTTTTTTAAACTCTTCGTAGTCTTTTTTATACGATTCAAAATCGTGGTGAAGTGATTTAAGAAGACTGAACATTTCGTTCATTGCTTCTTTCATTTCCTTCATTTGTTTTTTAGATTCCAAAGAACCTTCACCAGTTTCGTCAGGGTATTTAACGCCTGTGATGGTAGATTCTGAATCCACGGTTAATGCAATTCCCGATTCGGTGGTGTGTTCTCCTGCTGGAGCTCCAACTTTTTCACCTGACTCGGTTATTACATACAATTTGTCTCCAACTTTAAAGTCACCTTCAGTGTCAGTCATGATTTTTGTACCGTCTGTTAGAGTTGCTTCCGACATTACCTCAGGGATACTCTCAATCTCAGTTTCAGATTCTTCTACGACATCTGAAGTTTCACCCTCAAGGGGTTTCTCTTCGATAGCGGAAATTGAACCGTCTTCTTTTACAATTAAGATGATTCCCTCTCTTGTCTCATGTGTCCCTGCTGGAGCAGGTGTCATGATGGAATCTTCACCCACAATGAATAAAGAA